TTTGTATTTAATTATATTGGTATTCAGATTTGGTTTAAACTTTACAATCTTATCGTACTTAGAAAAATCATCTATAAGATTAACACTTTTCCAGGTTGAATAAAAATAGGAATATAGCTTATAATCGTATATAGGTTTTTCTGTTATAACTTTTAAATTATTACAGTATTTTTTATACCTATCAGCTTTAGTTATCCACCTATGATTGTCTTCAACATCCCACGTATGTATATATACGTCTGTCTGTTCATCTAGAAAAGG